CTAAACCAGAATTAGAAAACTTCTTCCGTTGCTTATGAAATGCGTAAACCACAATCACCCAGAATTTAAAGCTCTCGAAGAGAAGCTAGGCTTTCCTGTGCCCGTACTTGCTGCTAAAGTAGGAGTATGGATGGAGAATAATAATACCGAAAATTTTCCTACTGCGACAGAGTTGTTTAAACCTAGTCCTATACCAGATATGGTAGACGCAGAAACTTCTTTAGATAATTCTAAGGTCTCAGAAGCAAAACCTAAAACTCCTACAAAAATTATAGAGCCTAGTGTTGTTCAATCTTTTGCTTTAGGCGTAGAAGAAGTAGAGAAGGCTTTATTAAGAACAAAATTATTCCGTAGGTTTAATGGCCAAATAGAGCCTCACAAACATAAATATCCTGAAGCTCTTAAAGTAATAGGAAGCACCAATGCTGAACTAGAATATAGGGCCCTAAGACTTAAGAAAAGACCTTACTTTGGAGGGCAAGGGAGAGAAGTTCACTATGTGGAAATACTTCCTAATCCTGAAATGTTTTCTACCTCTCCTTCAAAAGTAGAAGAAGGACTCGAAAATATACTTATAGAATTCCTATCTCAATTTGGGGTTACGTTTGAACAGTGGGAAAAAGTTAAAGAACATAATGGATATACTGTCTATGCAGCTGCAGACGCAGTTAGAAATGTTATAGGTTGGGCCAAGGGCTATGAGTCTGAACTTACAGAAGAAGCAGCTCACATTATATTTGAGCTTGTAGATAACAAAACTAAAGACGCTATTTTAGATAGAGTTATGCAGACTGACAGATTTAGAGATTTTAAGAAAGAGAATCCTGGATTATACGAAACTGATCTTCAATATGCTACTGAAGTAGCTGGCCAGATGCTGGCTGAAGAGTTTGATGGTCCTAAATCTATATTAGACAGACTGTTAGATAAGTTTAGAAAGATAGTAGCAAAAATATTTGGAAAGGGTGAGATATCTGATCTTGACGCTGCTTTAAAGAAAGAGTTTGGAGAAATTGCTGATGCTGTTAGAAATGGAGATATAGCTAGGTTCAGTAGAGAAAATATAAGAGGAGGAACTTACTTCTCTGCTCAGAAAAGAGCAGATGAAATAAGAGCTATGTCTGATCAAATAAAAGTTAACAAGGAAGACCACACATATACATTTGAAGAACAACAACTTCAAAATGTTACTTCAGTAGCAGATACAGTACCTTTTGATAATTCTAAATTATCTGAAGAAGTTAAGCAAGTTTATGAAATAATTTCAGGGCTTGGTACTAAGTTTCATGAATATGCAGAGTCTGTTATTAATGAAACTGAACTTGACCCCTCTTTTATGACTCCAGAGGCTAAAAAACAAGCAGATAAAATTGTAGGCTCTCTTTTGAAGAGAATTAAAAGAGCTAATCCTGGTGCCGTAATCCTTACAGAAGTAGTAGTAGCTAACTTAGAAGCTAACATAGCAGGTACTATTGATATATTAGTTATTAAGGAAGATGGAACAATGGAGATTTACGATTGGAAAACTCTATCGTCTGATCCTCAAAATTATAAATTCTCTAAATATAAATATCCTAGATTCTCTAGACAGTTAGGACTCTATAAAACTATATTAGAAACTCCTTCACCAGGACTTAACTGGGGAGGAGGAGAAGTAACTTCTATTAACATTATTCCTATTTATGTTAAGATGACAGGAGAAAAAATATATAAATTTATTCCTTACCCAAAAATTGAGCTACAATCTAGAGCTGCAATTGATGTAATTGAAAAAGTATTTGGAGAAGTAGAAAATAGCTCGATCAAAAAGGTAACAGCCTCTCTTTTAGACTTATTAGAAAAGAGAATCTCAAGATTAGCAGGGGAAAAGAAAGACTTTGAAAACGAATCAGAACTTCTTAAAGAGTTAGGAGAACTAGAAGATATTAAAGTTATAACTAGAATGTTGGCTTCTCTTCAAGTAGAGCTAGCAGAATATTTTAAACCTTCTAAAAAGAATTTACAGTTGAAAGAAGATTTAAGTTCAGATGAAATTCTTGAACTTCTTAAGCTTGTAAAGATGATGAACCAAGTAAATACTTCTTTGGCCACATCTCTTGAGAAAGATTCTGAGATTTATAATACTTTTACTTCTCTCAGGCACTACACTGAAATTGCAGAAAAAGCTCTCCATTCTCAAATGCAAGAGAAAGCAGAAAGGTTCTTAAAATCTGTAGGCTCAAATCCTGATACTAAAGCATTGTTTTTAGCTGTAGAAGATATTACAGGAATTTCTTTATGGCTAGGACATAATGCTACCTCAAATAACACTTTAATTGCCCTCACAGACAGAGTTATCAAGAAGATAAACTTTACCATTGCTGAGCAATTTGAACGCGATACAGAGGCTCTAATGGAGGCCTATGAGGATATTGACTCTGTTGACTTTATGATAGACGGAGCTTCTTATGTTTCAGAGGTTAAAAGAGAGTATTATGATGCTCTAAAGGAATTTGACGAAAGATATAAAGAAGCAGGCCTAGAAGGGAACCAAGAAGCTCAAGAAAAAATACAGAAGGAAAAGTCTAAATTCATTAAAGATAATACTGTAAAAAAATATACAGACAGATATTATAAAATGGATAGTCTATTAGACTCTCTTCCAGAAGAAGATCTTAATTCTTGGAATGAAGCTAGGGGAGCTAGAGTGGGTATTAAAAATAGAAATAGACATATTTCTCCTGAAAACTGGAGTTCTGAAGATACTGATGAATACAACTTCTTCTCTGAAAGAATGGCAGAAGTTAGAAATAAACATAAAGAAGTTTTTAACAAATACTTTAACTTATTTAATGAGATTTTTGAAGACGATGTATCTGAAGTATTTGAAAGAATTAGAAAGGAAAAGAAAAGAGAACTTTCTTCTGCAGAATTTGATGCCTGGGAAAATGCTCAATATACTATTAACCCTCCAAAAGATTATTTTGAATGGGTGAGAAATAATAAAGAAAAAGGTTTAAAAGATCCTACTCTTAATGAAGCTGAAAAGAAGTTAATCAAAGAGTTAAATGATAAAAGATCTAAAATCTTACAAACTAATGTAGATTCTATAGGCAGAGTAAATGGAAAGTCTTTTACTCCGACAGAAGTTTCAGAACTTAGAGCTATAGAAGAGCAATTTGAAAGACTTAAAAAGAAATTAAAGGAAGAAAAAAGAGGTAAAGAATACCTTAAATCTCTTTCTGAATATGCTTTAATGCATAACTTCCCAGAGACTATATACTACAAAGAGGAGTTGGCTGAATTTAAAAGAAAACTTGGTAAAAATTATAGAGAAACTGAAGAATTTAAAACTTGGTTTAAAGAAAATCATGTTGAAAATTCATTTACAGGAAGGTTTGAACCTATTATGATTTGGACCATGCCTGAATATACTGGGAAAGGAGCTACTAAAACTTTACTGCCTCATTGGAATACCTTTAAAGTTAAAGACGAATATCTTAATCCTGACTATTCTGAAGATATATATGGACAGCCAATGCCTAATGCTAAATGGTCTACTGAAATGCAGAAGACAGAAGAAGGTTGGACTATGCCAGGTTGGACAAAAGCTCAATCTAAGTTCTATTCTGAATTTAGAAAGCTGAAAGAAAAGGGAGATGAAATGCTTCCAATGTCAAACTCTTACCGTTCTAGAAATCCTTTCTCACTGCCTAATGTAAGGAAAGATGGAAAAATAGATTTAAAGCAAGTATTAAATGTTCCAGCTTCAGAGACTATTAAAAATACTGTAGAAGCTATATCAAAGAGATATACTAAGGAAGATAATAGAGGAGTTCTCTTAGATGAGTCTGGAGAAACGATGAAAGGGGTTCCATTGTATTATACAGGAGATGCTAATCCTGATACTGTGGATACAGATATATTTAATACTATAAGGGCATACTATAAAATGTCTTTAAATGCACATACTAAGTTATCTTATAAACCTATGATAGAAATTCTTAGAACAACTCTTGGTGACTCTAAGGTTTCAGAAGTGGGTAATACAGGCTCTCCTTTAATAGATACTATTATGAGTAATAGGCGTGGGGTTGATACCAACAAAGTAATAGATGGTAAGAGCTCTAATGTATACAAAAAGATATCTGACAATATAGACTCTAACTTTTATGGGGTAGAAGATCCTGATTTTATTATCAAGAATGTAAATGTAAACCAGATTGTAGATGACGTATTAGCTTATACTTCTATAAAAGCTCTTGGTTTTAACTTATACGCGGGTACAGCTAACGTATTACTTGGACAGTATTTATCTTTTCAAGAAGCTCTTGGAGGACAGTTCTTTACTTATAAAGACTGGGTAGCAGCAGAAAGAGAATATATTATTGACTTTGGTCGCATGATGTCTGATCTTGTCCGAGGAACTAAAACTTCTAAAGTAAATGCTCTTGAAGCACATTTTAAAACTCTTCAAGATACAGATGAACTTGAACGTAAAACAGTTTCTAAGGAAAAGAAAGCAAGATGGAGAAAGTTAATGTCCACAAATTCCCTTTTCTTTATCAATCATGGTGGGGAACATAAGATGCAAAATACTCTTTTAATGGCAGCTATGAAGGCTTATACCATAAGAAATGGTGAAGTCGAAAGAATCCAAGAAGGAGAAAAGAGTATTTATGAAATGGTAGAATTTAAGAATGGAAAAGTTGTTTCTAAGCTTACAGAAGACCAGAAGTTTGATTTTTCAAATATAGTTAAAGGTCTTTCTCAGAAGTTACACGGGGTGTACACTAAAGAAGATAGAGTTAAAGCTCAGAAAGAATGGTGGGGTAAATTACTATTCCAATTTAGAAAATGGATGATACCAGGTATGAGAGAAAGATGGGGAGAAGAATATTACGATGAAAGACTTAGAGATCATGTTGGAGGATATTATAGAACTTCTGGAGTATTTATCTGGAGTTTAATTAAAAATCAAGATGTTACTCTTGGAGCCATTAAAGCTAGAATGTCAGAATTAAAACCTCATCAAAGAGCCAATCTAATTAAATTTGCTTTAGAAAGTAGTGTAATAACTCTTCTCTTTGTTGTTGCAGGTTTGATGCATAATATGAGAGACGATGATGATGATTTAAAAGATTCTCTTCTTTTCGGATTTAGTCTCTATAACATAGACAGACTCAGGTCAGAACTTAGATTTTATAGGAGTATTAATGATTTCTATAAAATAGCAAGAAGTCCTGCTGCAGCCATGTCTACTATTGAAGATACTACAAAACTATTAGCTCAGCTTTTACACCCAGGAGAAAGGTACGAGTCTGGAAACTATAAAGGTAAATTAAAACTAGAAAAATATTCTTCTGATCTTATTCCTGTTAGAAATCAATGGAATAAAATTGTAGGAATGGATGACCTGATAGAGTTTTACAGACCTTTTAAATAGCTCGATCAAATTTTTTGCGAAAGGATTTTACCCCTTTCGCTTTTTTTGTTTATCTTCTTCTGATAATAGATAGAAAACTGTAAACCATATTAAAAGTGTTATTACAATATCCATATTATCATAATCTTACAATTTTTTTTAATTTTTCCATTTCATCTGCATCAATTGGCATAACTTTTCTAATATCATTAATACTTAAATCAGGTTTATTATCTAAAATATATTCGTTAGCTGCTTCTCTTGTTGAGAAAGTTTTATCTGATTGTTTAAGTTTAATCGTTGTAGTTCTTTCTATAAGAAAAGATTTGGTTACAAAATAAAAACTATCCCCTTCAAATACCTCAACACCGTCTTCAGTTGTGAATAATGGTTTTTTAGTTTTTCTCCAATCTTGAATTCCTTGAGAATATTTACTTTTATATTTTTCTTGAGTAATTTCGAATACTACTACATTATCTTTTATCTCTATTTTGGATAAAATTGTATTTTGGTCTTTCCAATCTCCAGGTATTAGTTGGACTTTATCTCCAACAGTAAATATTTCACCGTCAGATAATCTTTTGACTAAATGTATTGTACAATCTTGTCTTAATAGTTCACTAATAGTGAATTTTGCATATTCTGCTTTATTCACATATAATCCTGTTTCTTTATCTAAAATATAAAAAGATTGGGTAACTCCACCTAAAATAGATAATATTTCATAATCATCTTCAATAGCTTGTTCCCAATATTTAGTATCCTTTATTTCCTTTTCAGGGACATAATAATCAGAGTATTTTGAATGGCAAGGGGAGTAACTGTTAGTTGAATCACCAACCCCAACTATCATACCTTCTTCCCAATCTTTAGGAAGAGAAGGATATTTTTGGATTAATCTGTATTCTTTCATGTTATTGTTTTTTTTGCACTCTACCATACTCTTCTTTGATACGGGTAATTTCATCTTTCATTTCTTTTTCAAGTTGTTTAGAGTATTTGTTATATAAATATTCCAAGTCCTCATCATCTAGATTAATTAAATTTTCACCCATTTGAGCAAAACCTATGCATACATCAGAATAACCTGTTTCAATATTTAACCTAAAAAGTATTTCTTTATCATCATCTTTTTTTAGTTTTTTATATTCTTGATAGTTTTGACAGAATAATTTTATTTTGTTTTTTTGTAATCTGCTCATATTGAAAGTTTTTCTATTTTTTTCATAGATATAGGTTTTGGTTCTATTACAGTAAGTTTAGGTATAGCACCCCCTCCATAGGATACACTAACATTAGAATATTCTGAAATTCCTAGTGTACTCATATTTTTAGCACATGCTCGTTTTTTTAATATGTTCAATTTTTGTTCTAAAAATATTTTTTGTAGGCTTAGATTTAAATATTTTATTTTTTCAACTATAAATTGTATATCGTCATATTTACTTAAATCTTTATGACTCACTTGAATATATAATTTTCGTTTATAACGCGGTACATAACTAGCGTTAGCAATTTCTCCTCTTTCTTCTGGGCTTCCTTTTCCTTTTACTATTTCTCTAGAAGTATCATAATCTTTAATTTCTATAAGATAATCACTAAATTCTTCTAAACCTAAATAATCTATTACTTCTTTAAAATTATTTTTAATTAAATCGTAAAGTGGGAAAGGTATTGGTTTACTTATGTAATAGTTTATACCTGAACTACTTATACTTATTTTTTCAGTGTAATTAACGTTAAATTTTAATGTCCTCATTAGTTTTATTTTTTTTTGTTAAAATAGAGGGGGATACCCCCCTCTCTTAATACATAAACTACTTATTACTAAAAAGGCAAATCATCACTCTTTTCTTGAGATACAGGCATTCCTTCAGGAACAGCAACTTTTTTCAAGTCTTTGTTCACATCATAAACTAATGTAGAAGCTTCTTTAGGTACTACGGCATATTCTGCTGTAGCTTCTAAAGCTTCACAAAAGTTATTTAATGGAAGAACTGCTCTAGTTTTGACTTCTCCGTCTTTTACGTACTGCTCACCATTAAATTTCATACGAAGAGTTTTACCCCCCATTAATGAATCTAATTGCTCACCATACTCCATTACAGAAGAACTTTCACAACTATCAATTTCTACCTCTTTTACAACATGCTTAGCGATATATTTAATTCTACTCATATTAAGTCTAAACGACTTAGGAGTGTGGATATATAGTCTTTGAGAACTTGTATCCTTATTATCCCCTTCTGGAAGTCTAAACTTAAATTCAATATAAGCTTTATCAGCTTCTATACCTTGGATAGAATCAATAACCACTTCATGTACACCTGGCGTAATCCATTTAGGAGTAAACGCACTTTCTTCAACATCTTTAGTTCCAAACATGTAATTAAATAAATTTATTTTTTTTAAACATTGTATTCCTTCATTACTTTAATGACTTCATTTAAATCATTGGGTATAACATCACTTTCAAACATACCCATAGGTGATTTGGCAGTAGTTAACCCATTACTTTGAGTCATAAATATATAATTATTGCTGATCTTATTATCTTTTTTTACTTTTTCTATATCAGCATATAGTACTACACTAAATAAGCCTTCAACTGTAATATAATTATCAATCATCTTTCCCAGTGTTTTAGCTTTCAGTGTCTTAGCACCTTCTACATCATTAGATTCTTCTATATGCATAGTGTAAACGATACATAAATCTTCCCTAACATGCTTGTATACTTTTAATAATTCCCAAGCATCTTTTCCAATTTCGTTATATTTATCATAACCTTTTTCTAAAGCCTTTAGCATAAATTGCTCTACAAAGACATATGTAAAATCATCAATAACAATAGTTTTAATTTCTGGCCTATTATCGCTTATGTGCTTTATAGTTTTTAAAATATCTGAAGCCTTGTGTATAGTAGCTAAATTACCGCCTTCAGCAGTAAGTTTAGTATACTGTTGCTTCCATTTTGGCCAAGTAAGGTGTTTACCTTCAACATTAATAATAAAAGTCTCTTCGGGCGGAAGAGTTCTGATAGAAGTAGTTTTACCTCTACCCGGTTGCCCTAAAATCAGTAGGTTATACCCCATATTTAAGTAATAAATTCGTTAATTCTTTTGTACCTATTGCTGGTAATTCCTTAAAAGCATTAACTTCTGCTAACATTAGTAAGTCTGTGCTTATAGCCGGACCCCTTCTATTAGCTATTACTGAAAATTCCCTGTATTTGTCTCTAAAGCCTCTTCCCCCTTCATTGATAGGATAACCCTCGTAAGTAGTTATCTCGTGTCTATGGGGAGAAAATAGGCCTAATAAAAGATCATAATCCCTACCTAAAGTCTTATTTTCACCTAAGCCATCTACAGATGGTTGTAATTTGTTAGCTTTTTTATTTTGTACACCTTCAGTTGCTTGCGCTTGTTGGTGAACATTAACTACAATATACTTCCATCTATCCCTCATTTTCATACAATATTTCCTAGAAAAAACTTCCATAGCTTTTCTAACTTCATATCCTTGACTTTTTTCTGGTGTTAACAAACTTATATGGTCTGTAATTATAAATACATATTCATTAGGATGATTAGGAGTGTAATAATCTTCTATTTGTTCTTTCTTAACTGTATTGCCTTCTTTCTTTTCTATAGTTTTATAGGTATATGTTCCATTTTGATCTGCATAAGCTCTAACTCTAGAATATATGCCAAAAGGATTACGTATATCATCTATAAACTCTATTACTTCCTGGAATTCAGAAAAATAAGATCCAAGACTTTCTAATTTCTCAATAATATCTTGGCTTAAAGATGGTCTATCGTTAAACTGTGAATCTAACTCATCTGGAGAAACCTTTAAACCAAATTTTTCAAATAAAGTATAAGACATTACTTCATACATCTTTTTTTCTTTAGATTCTTCTAAACAAAAATAAAATATTTTTAAAGACATCTTATCTTTATTTTTTAAATAAAACTTATACGTGTTATATAAAAATAAAAAATCAGTTATTTTAGTTTTACCTACTTTTTGATTAGCAGTTACACCTATGTATCTTCCTTTTTGAAAACCAGGTAAATATTTAGAAAGTCTAGGGAAAGGTAATGGTATATTTACTATCTCACCCCTATCCCTAGCTTCTTTATTTTCCTTTATTTGGTTTAATACCCTTGAATATAAAGTATCTGACATTATGCTCTATCTACCCAGTTACTAGAATAATTTGCTATTTCTGGATTTTGACATAAAGCACCTAAATTACTTATACCGTCTTTTTCTATAAAATTATGGGCTAAAGATGTGTATTTATATCCATCTTTTTTTTGCTCTTCTAAATAATATTTAGTTGCTTGTATTATTGTTTCTTTTGAAACATCATACTTTTTTAAGAAACTTTTAAATTTCTTTTTAAGTGCTGGCAAAGTAGAGCGTAAATACACTCCATTTTGTTTTACACCTTCTGGCCATAATTTTTGCCATAATTCTACCCACTCTAATTCATCTTTAAATAAAATATCTAAATAATTACTTAGTCCTCTTTCTTCTACTTTTTTACTAACAACTTCTATATCACTTACAGGCAATTCACCTATAGGTAATTTATGATATATATAGTAACAATAAAGATATTCTTCTATTGTTATATCATAGCTGTTTAGGAATGTTAGGAATTTTGTCTGAAATTCCACTTGTGGACAATTTTTTGCGAATATTAATTTTGGTTTCTCGTATATCCCCACTTTTACCAATTTTTTTTAATTCTAAATATTCTAATCTTGCTTGATTATCTTTTTCGCTTGTAAGATACGCTTGTTCAACTAAATATCTTTCATAATAAAACTCTTCTTTACTCAAAACGCGTCATTTAATAGTTCACTACCATCAACTTTCTTATTCCAAAAAGAAGTATCTATTTTCATTATACTAAAATTATCTTCAATTTCTGATATTTCTTCTTTCTTATTTTCATTAGCAACTTTAGTTAATGATTGTATATATCTTATTTTAAATATTTTTTTAAATCCTTTTGGATAAACATCACTTTCAACTATTTCTACTAACCAACTTTCTGTGTTATATATAATAGGCTCTTTTAGTATAAAAGGCAGGTTAGAGCCTTTACATTCAAGTAAACGGCCCTTCCCTACACATTTTACATTTTCTTGATCTATATATAAATCAACTATTTGGCCTTTAGACATAATGTTTCTGGGCAATGTTGTAAAATTTATCTTCTATACTATTAAGATATTCCTTTCTATGAGAAAGTTTTTTATATTTACTTATATAAACGTTAGGATTAATAGATAAATCCCCAGAAAAAGATATTTTTTCTTTCTCTTTTGAAATTTTAGCTTTGTTAAAGTAAATTAATTTACCTCTGCTATCTGTAGCCCACTTTAAACCCTCCTGGGTATGGGATAAATATAGTGGCTTATTTGTTTTTTTGTCTCTAAGAACATACATAATCTTTTATAATTTTATGTAACGATAAGAAATCTTTACTTATTTCTTTTTCTGGATCTTCCGCCGGAAAAGCCATACCTATTGCTCCGTATAATGTACCTACTTCTGACCTAATATAAGGTTTTGTATGCTTAAAATCGTCTAAAACGTTTACTTTGAAATTTAAGCTATATAATTGGGTTTGTATATCATACATAAAATGTCCAAATAGTTTTGGTTTTATAGCATCTTTAAATATTTTATTTAATGCTCTTGCCATAATAAGTTCTATAGCTCCTATTTGACCATCATTTCTTTTTTTCCCTAAAGCAGATACAACAGCTCCAATCTCAAAGGTATCTAAAATATTTGGATTTACCAAATTATTTTCTAAAATATTTTTGGATTTTAACTTTTGTATAATATGAGGGTGATAATCAATAGAAGGAGTATATACACTTTTAATTTCCTGAATTACTGAAGAAGTTTTCTTCTCTTTGTAATTAGCATAAAATCTTAAAAGTATATCTATCACTTCTTGGCTATTGTTATACTTTGCTATTTCTTTACTTATCCGTGCTTTCGGAGCAGCATCTAAAGATTCTACATCCGAAAAAACAATATTTAGTAAAGTTTTATTAAGCCTTTTATTTTGAATAGTTTCGTCCTCAAGAATTTGTAAAGCTTCTTTAACAGAACCTTCCATAACTATTTTTTCAACTAATTGGTTAAAAAATTCAGATGAATTATTAACATCTTTATTATTTATAATTTCTAATATAGTATTACTTAAACTATGTAAATTTCTTTCGCTAATTTCTTTCATCTATAAATAAATTTTCCTTTAGTATATTCGCAAAATTTTTTCAATTGATCATGTTTAGTGCCAATAATTACACCATTAACTATAAATTTCATATTAGTCTCTTTACAGACTTTTTTATGAGTTTCTATAGCTTTTGTAGTATAAAAAGTATCTTGGCCATCACAAACAATAATTATGTTCACAGGAAGATCATGTGAAATCTTCTTGTGCTTTTTAAGATATTTTTCTGCTTTTTCCATAGCCTGTGTTAGGGAGTGTTGGATGTTTGTACCTCCACCCCTAGGACTATGTTTTTTTAATTTATTAAAATATTCTTCTGGTTTAGTTGCAGAATCTTTAGTTATTACATATTCTCTATGAATATCTACTTCATAGTAATATAATAATAAATCAGACTCTCCTTCTGCAACAGAATTTAATCTGTTATGTAGAATTGTATTTCTCCATAAGAGTTTATTACTGCTAGACATAGAACCAGAATCGTCTATTAGTACAATAGATAACTGTTTCTCATCATCTACAACATACCTATCTTTATACTTCAATTGATTAGTAACTAATTTATATTGAAATAAAGGATCTGTATGACTAATTAGAGGGACTTTACTTATCTGTTCAATATTTGACATTTGCATAAGTCTTTTCTTTTTAGACTTATTATTTGCTGTAAATTTCCTTTTATTTTTAATATTCCATTGTTCTATAGAATCTACAGTATTTTCTACATTTAATATTTCATTAGTTTCTCTATCTAAAAGAGAATTTAAATAACTTCCAGGTACATCTTGATTAATACCCAAGGTTTTATCTGTAAAACTATTAGGTTTTATTTTTTCTAATAATTCTACATCTTCAGCCATTTGCTGTACATTTGAATGGGATAAACCCAAGTCTTCTAAAGGTGATTTAGATTTTCCTTCGCCTTCACCTTCTTCTTCACCATTTTCACCATCTTCTCCGCCTGCACCTTGGCCTTGGCCTTCCCCCTCTTCTCCTTTACCGGATGCTATAGAGTTTTTAGTAATTACAAAAGAAACCATAACTGCTTTATGCAGAGGTGTTCCTGGAAATTTATTGTAATCCACAGTCATTAAGAAATTTATAAATTCCTTATCTTCCGGAGAAAGATTTTCCATATCTATGTGTAAAGCATCTTCACGTCTTTTATCAAATAATTCGTGAGTAAATATATTATATACCTCGTTAATAAGATTAATTGGTATAGCATTTATAATTTTTGTTACCTCGCTAGAGTTCTTTATGTGAGTGTCATAAGACATCTTACTACCATTCTTAACCTCTCTATCATAATTATACGTTTGTGCCGTAATCTTATTAAAGAAAGATCTAAGAGAATAAAGAGTATACCCTATTTTTAAAGGGTATACCGTCTCTTCTGTTTTGGTGAATAGATTACCTATGTCATCTCCATAATACTCAAACTTATACAATACATCCTCTAATTTAAAAGGAGAAGGTAATGGTTTTTTTTCTTTTGTTCCAAACATGAAAAGAATTTAAATTAAAAAAAATTATTCATTAGTCTTATTAGACATCTTATTAGATCTTTCCTGTAAAGATTCTAGTGTTTTATAAACATTATTCATTTTATCTACTACCTTTTTCTTGTAAACAGAATTCTGGTCTGTACAAGTTGCATGGGTAAAGATTTTTATTTGCTTTTCAAAATCTAAAAGAATAGCAGTTTGTTCTTTACTAGATTTGCTTAAGAATTTAGCAGTATTTTCTTTAGAAGAATAATAATCTACTACTTTCTCACTTTCTTTTATGATTTCATAATCAGCTCTGATATCTTCTAAATGCTTAATTTGAGTTTCTGCTTCTTTTATACCAGCATTGCAAAAACCTGAAAAATATTTCAAATCAGCTAAATTACCTGTATGTTGATACATTTGTCCAGCATAAACCATAGTCCTAGGACTTATAGTTTTCTTTAGTGTTGCATTTGAGGCTACTGCCGCAATACTAACTAAATTTAAACCGGAATTAAGTAATTCATTTTGATCAAGATTAAATACTTTCTTGTATAGGCTATTATAAGCATCTTCGTTATAACCATTCCACTTAACTTCATATTCCATAGGGAATCTTTCCATTAAAGCTTGTATACTGCTATCTTCAGATACTTCTTCACGAGATCTGTTAGTAAGACATACAATAAATTTAGTTTTAATATTGAATTGCTGGCTTCCATTACGAAATACTCCAGAAGTTAAAATATCCTTTAAACGTAAAAGAACATTAGCCGGACAATCCAATAATTCTTCAAATACAACATATTCATGATTCATGAAAGAGTTTTCTACGTTATAGTAGATTTTTCCACTTTCCTGGAATTCTTTCATATTTAAACCGCCTAGAATCAAATCTTCTGTAGATCCTTCTCCAAGAGCTTGAACAAATGGTTCAATACCTATTGTATTAAAGAATAATTCAGTCATTTCTGACTTTCCATGACCACCAGGGCCCCACAAAATAACATTATGGCTTATATTGTAACCAATAGATAAGATATCAGCAATACTATTTGCCATAATAAACTTATCACCTAAAGCTTTTCTAATAGTTTTAGGGTTTACAACACTCTTTACTTTTGCTACTGATGTAGTAGCTTCTGCTGTTTTAGCATCTTCAACTTTTTCTACTGCTGTAGAATTTTCTGTACTCATGTTTTTGATTTTTTTTATAAAAGATTTGAGAGAGAATCTGCGGCATTTTCCATATCACTTTGTTCTTTTTCTATAAACAAGCTTTTAGAGTCTAATAATGCACCTGCAAGCATAAAAGTTAAGATTAACTTTTTTACCTCTTCAGGATCTGCAGAATCTTTTATTATAGTAGGTAAATCTGATGCTTCTATAATTTTTTGCATCAATACGTTATTTTGTACTAGTTTAGAATCTTCTTTTAAAGTTTCTTTTTCAGTATCTGTTTTTCTTATGATTTTGTTAACAAAGAATTCTAAAAATTCTTTATTTTCCAAACCAAAAGCTTTGAGGATATCATCCTCGTATAAATCAATTTTTATTTCTTGCATTTTATCTTTTTTGTTTATCAATAAATCTACCCAGTACAGCAAAAGCAAAATATAATTCAGGATAATTATCCACAAATTCTATAACTGCTTCTATTTCTTTTGACCTACTATCATATTCTTTTTTTGTAGAACGTCTCATAGATTCTAGAAAAAGAATTATCTTTTTAGATTTTTCTTTACTTAATCCAAAGATGTTTACTAAATCTTTAAGAACTTCAGAATCCTGCACTTGTACAGAATTTTTATTTCCAAAAGATTCGTGTTTTGAATATTCTGCGTAAGTTTTATCTGAAATAGAAGTTGCTATAAATGAATTTATATCATAATTAACCTTTAGTGCGTGATATAGTGCATCACTTACAGGATTTCTAGCTTTTTGCTCACCATAGACTTCTCTAGCTTCTATATAATCATTTAAATGCGTAAGCATGTATATAGTTTCTTGCAATGTTTCAGCCTTACCTGTTAAAGTAAGTATTTCAAATAAAATATTCGGTTGAACATTTTCATTATTGCATTGTTTTCTATATTTTAGATTATTTATTATATTGCTAATTTGGAAATCTTTTTTAATTATACCTAATGCCCCTGATAAATTTGGATCATTATGATCAAACTCTATTTGAATTTCCATGTATATGATATTTTAGTGTTTCATTTTTAATATCTTGAGTTCTTTTATATGATACCTCTTCCATATACCGATGTACAACATTCTTTGCTACATTTACAGCACTTCTTATATTTTCTCCACTAACACGTAATTCTATAGGACGTTTATTTATGCGTTCTTCTAAAATATTAGACACTCTTTCAATGTCTTCTCTTTTTTCATGATTGAAATTTCTTTTAGCTAAACTAAAAGCTATGTCCATTTCAACACCTTTTTCAGTCTTCTTTACATTTTTAAAACGCAATAAAGACCTTACTTTGACTTTTTTCTTGCTTTTATCAAAACAATGACTTTTAACATCCCTTAAGACAATTTTTTCTTCAACATTTTCCATGTTTAATTTTTTTTAAGATTAAAAAATTCCACTTTGTTCCAATTTAACATACCCAAGGAAGCTTAATGCTTCTTTAAATCTGTCACTTTTTTCAACTATCTCTAATGATAAATCGTTTTTATATTTCATAACAGCCTCATAATCTAAATTGGCTGTACTTTTTGATATAGCTTCTTGTATACTATCAAACTCACTATATTTGATACTTTCTACTTCTGGTAAATCTAATAATTTTAGAGATTCTAATAATGCATTTTTTTCTTCATCTTCAGAATATTTAGAAATTATAGATAAAAAATAGGATGTTTGACTATTATCTTTAGCAATTATGTGCTCTATATACACCGCCAATAAATAGGGATTTTTAGGTATAATTTTAAGTTCTTTAGAGCCTAAAACAGTAAAGCTTATAATCATTAAAAGCTGAGTGAACATTTCTTCTTTTTTACTATAATCTTCATCACCCTTGTATTTACTTAATTCTTCATATAGTCTTGTAACTTTCTCATCAATTAATTCTTGTACTTGATATAGTGTACTAAGTCTTTTTTCTTCAGAAGGTGTTCTACTAAGTCCTTCTAATTCATGTATACTTTCTTTTACCTTTTTTTGTATACTTTTTATTGTAGGTTTCTCTAATAAATTAGATTTATTTTCAATAATCCATTTTAAAGCTGCTAAATTTAATTTTTCAGCATCATACTTTTGCATAATTTTTAAAATTTTGAGTGTAAAAAAAATGTTTATTTAACTGTAATTATATATAAAGGAGGTAGTATAATATTTAAAGTATTATCTATTTCAAAAACCTCATAACTAATTATATCCGGGTAGTATACTACACCTTTTTTAAATCTATTATATTCAAAATCATTAGCTATCATAACTATAGTAGTTGTCCAAGCTAAAGCGAATGATAATAGTACCATTATTAAAGTGTTATAATTTTCTTTGTCCATATATATATTTTATGTTAAAAATATAAGGGGAATTTCCCCCTATATTAATAATGCCAGAGTAAGTACTTAAGCTACTAAGTTATTAGAGCTATCAGTTCTTAGTACCCTTTGAATAGTTTCAAGATTACGTACAGCATCCTCGTAAGTAAGTTTGTAATACGTATTTTTGAAAACTAAAGGCTGCTCAGCACCATCTAAAACCTCTTTACGGCTTTTAACTTTAGACTCTAAATAATCTAAGACATTAGCCTTATTTACAGGAGTCATAGCACAAAAGTCCTGGGCAGTAATTTGATCTTCAACATCTTGATTATCCTCAGTAGGGAATGTGATGTCGTTAAATGCGCAATTCTTTAAGAATTTTGCAATTGTCATGTTTTCTGCTGGAGAAAGGTTTGAAAAGGTACTTCTTTTCTTCGTTGTTAGTTTTGTCGTAGACATCTTTTTTGTTTTTTAAGTTATAAAATTAGTAAAAAATAGTACGGAAGTAAGTTATATATCCTGAAACACCTAATAGAAATAATATAAATCTGGTGATCTTCGTAATTTTTATTGTTTCTAGTTTTTCCATTGATTGTAGTATAGCATTTGCGCTTTCTTTAGCTTCTGGATTATTACCATCAGAATTTTCAGATTTTATTTTATTTAGTTCTGTCACAAAATTTCTCATAGTATTTAAATCTTTTTCTGGGTCTCTATTCCATAATAAACTTATTTTAGTTATTATAATAATTAAATATAATACACCATAAATCCAAAGATTACTTATTAGTACAAACATTAAGATTATAGCTAATATAAATAAGTAAATTGGTAGTTCTATCCTAAAAAATTTATGTACTAGATAATTAAGTAAATTTAACATAAAAAATCTATACATTACATAGTTAAGTATGTTTAGCGTAAAAAATACAACCAGGGATACATTGATAAAATAGTCTAGTATCATAATAATTAGTTTTTTAATAAAGTTTTGAAATCAAAATTGTTTGAAGATTTTCTTAATTCTGATAATTCTTCATCTAATTTTTTTTTATCTTCAGCATCTAATAACCATATATAGTCTTTAGGTCTTTCTACGAAAAAACTTTTTGGCCATATTTCTAACAGTAGAGATATTGATTTTTTTTGTTTGCCACTTATTAGACTTATTTGGTGCAGCTGTGGATTTTTGCTTTGTCCCTCTTCTTTTTTTTGGTCCTTCATCCGGTTTTATTATTTTTTATTTTCCTATATTAAAATCTTTTAACGCTAATTTATCTACTTCTCTTCTCGCTTCTGATAGAATCTTTCTATTAGTAGATAATACTTGACTTTCTTCTTTTGTTAATACACAAACTCTTGAAGCTGGTGCAATAAAAGTTAAATATTCACTTTCTCTTTCATAACCGTATGGTGTATCATAATCAATACCTATTAAATTTCGTAAAGTGGTACTGTTTTTTATTTGTAGCTTAACTTTTATTGTATTAGAAATACTTTCAGAATTATAGTTACTAAATCTGTAAGTACCTAAAGTACCTACGTCTATTACTGAATCACTAAAACGAATATTAGTAAATTTAAAAATTAATCCTGGAAGTGTTAAAACATCCGTTAACATCATATAAGAACCTGTTTCTTCGTAATTAATCGAATACTCATATTCATCTAAGTTATCTACTAATAAAATACCATATTTTGATTTATCACTAAGATCAGGTTTTTTTATAGACTTTAATAAATCAACTATTGATGCAGCTCTATCACTTGTGGTACCAATTCCTGCCATATTAAAAAGGTTTAAGTGTGAAAGGCTTAGATAATTTTACCAACTGAAATAGATTCTTAGGATATTCACAAATAACAATCTCTACACCAATATTTTCTCCTACTGTGAATTTTTCAGTATCATCTTTTAATAATACTGAATTCTCTGTAACTTCTGCTATAATTTCATTCTCAGCTACAAATATAATGTTATTTTGATCAAATCCTAGGAAAATAATGTCAATTAGTGTTCCTGCTCTTACAACAAAAGCATCTTTTGTGAATTCATCAATATCTTGTAATACTTTTATAGTATACTTACCTTCCTCTTTAAAGTCTTTAGTGTTTAGCATTTTTTTTTATTTAAAAGGTTATTAAAATTTCTTCTTCTTTTTTTATTGTCTGAAATTGAAAACAATAAAGGCGTAGATAGGCCAATACTATTATAAAATAATAAGACCCACTTTAAGCCTGTTAAGCTATCTCTTTGTTTAAATACTTCTTTACTATCTTTTATTGTTAAATCTTGATAACTTTTTCTTATTAAATTATCACCAATAAAGATAGCTAAGGGCTTATCATATTCTTGTACCCAATCCTGTAATGCTTCAAAAGATTTTAACCAGAGGCAATTACGTAAACGCATGCCTTCTGCTATGGGATCTTTTTCAGCGTCTACCCATAAAATAGTGTTATTCTCCATTTAGTATATTTTTTATGTTAAGATAAAAGGGCAAATAGCCCCTTTATTATTATTCTTGTAGCATTTCCATAGCTATTTTTTCATACCATTCAGCTTTTGCTAAATCTTCTTCTATAGGATTTTTTTTACCCATACGCATTCTATATTTAAAAGCATTCATTTCACAAAAAGCTATAAATTTCTCTTTTCCCCAGACATCTATCATCATTTGATAAACTTCTTTACCACTAGTTTTGTAGTGGTCGGGGCGTACTACATTATCTATTTTTTTAGCCAATTTAGTATATTAATTAGTATAAACTATCGATATTACTTTATTACTTTATTTTTTTAATATTTAAATACTTTGAATATTTTGATAAATTCATAATTTACGAATGTTATATATCCCTCTATAATAACTATAAGTTGTACTAGAACCACTATTATATTTAGTAGATTTATCTGTATTTCTATAAATAACATAAAAACGCAGTATATTTGCTCCGAAATCAGAAATCGTCCCCCCCATTAAATCAACTAATAAAACCTCTGTAGGAGTAATATGCTGGCTAAACATTATTATCGCTTTTCTATTTAAACGATTCATTATGTGTTTATGATAAATATCTATTTGCATAGTTTATTGATTTTCCTTCTAATTTTCTATCTATATATTTAAGATAGGTTCGTAGTTCCATTTATTTCTTCTTTTTTATACATTCCTTATTTTGACATTCTTCTCCTTCTTCTAGTTTTTCTCCACAAACACAATATTCCTCTAAATATTCTTTTAGGTTCTTACTAAATAATAAAAAATGCACTACCCAGGCAACAAATACTATAAGAGCTATTATAATAGCAACCATAATAATTTCTACAACGATTTCCATGTCTTTTCTTTTGCTTTGATTTTTTTGAATATTCTTTTAGAGGGTATATAAAAAATATAACCTCTTTTAGTTATAAATAAAAAATTAGATTTATTTATAGATGGTTTGTTAGAAATATAACCAAATCTACAGCCTTTTCTATAAAGCTTTTTAACTAATTTTTTTAGTTCATGCTTTTTAGTAGCTTTTATCTTAAATGCTTTTTTGATAAATTCTTCTTTTTTATTCATGTTAAAATAAAAGGGTTAGTCCTTTTATTTATAAGGATTTTACCCTAAATATAATATACTTATTAGATGTTCCCCATTTTTTATTATATCTAACTAAAAAATTTATTCGATGAGTTGATAAAACTTTTACTGTTTTATTTTTTTTAATTCCGTAAATAGATATATTTTCTAAATCGTCTTCTAGTAATATAGGATAATATTTGCGTATTATGCGCATTTTACGAAAGTAAAGCATATTAATCTTTTATTTTATTACATTTGAATATCATTCCAAGGTAGGGTTTACCATTATTAGTATCTTGCCCAAAAATTATATTACCAACTAATAAACTTACATTACTAGGATCTACAAGTAAAGCCCTAGAAGTGTATCTGGTATCATAAGCATAAATGTTACTTTTATTATAATTTAATATACGAGATTTAATTATATGATAATATTTATTGTTTATTTCCGTTATCTTCATACTTTAGTTTTTTTACGGAGAATGTTCGATTATCTAGTATAATTTTATTTTCTTTAGTTAATTCAGTTTGATTTTCAGTATGAATTAATTTATAATGTGCGTAAATAACAAACATACGATTATCTTCTTTTTTTATAGGAGGCTTATTTTTGAAAAACCTAAATTCTGTATCTATAATAGAGAATATAATATGCCCACGCATTTTTCCTGCATACTGAGGATCAAATAAATAGTAATATTTCTTATCGATATCTTCAAATTTAGCTCTAAAATATTCAGATAAAAAATCCCGTTGTTTTTGTGTTAAGTTAAAAATCATAATGTTTTTGAATTGTGTTAAAAAAGAAGAGCTTAAATTTGGCCCTACTTATGAAATTTTTTTAATTTTATAGAGCACTTGTAGCACAACTTCTACAATACTTCCTTTAGGATATATACTCTCATTATTTATCCAAATTATATTAATTTTTATAGATATTTCATCTCTTTTAAGTATATATTTTAATAAACCACAACGGTTAGTATTAAACAAAGCTATATGTTTAGGTATTATTCGGTATTTTGCAAATTTTTTAGACTCAGATACTTTATTATTAATAATATCTTTTTGTATAGCTTTTGATATATATTTAACTTTTAATTCTAAAAGATTCGTTGGAATAATTGTAAAATTACTTGAATGATAAAAATTGTAAATATTAAAACTGTTAATGCTACTATCAATTTAAGATCAATACCAGCTTGTGAGTAGTCTTTTTTTCTCTTATTATAAATAAAGGAAAAACTTAATAATGATACAGAAAAAATGTAACTGCCAATTATAAAAGGTATCATAGTTTATATTTTTATGTTAAAATAAACCCTGAATTAACAGGGTTTACTTACAATTATTCAACACTAACAACACTAAATTTACTATAACTATATAATCCCCAGGAAATAGTAGTATCACAAAAATCTTCGGAAATACTTATAAAACTATTTTGTGAAAGAGAAGGACTATAATCTATGTATTCTTCTACACAAATAATATCTCCGGAAGTGTAATTATATGAGTATATATCTGTATATAGAATACCTTTTCTACCATCCTCAAAACAAATAACTAAATTTGTTTCTCTGGGCTGATCAGAAGAATAAGTAGCAGGTTCATCATAACATAAATCTTCTACTAAACAGTAGTTATTTGCTTGCTGATTTGAGGCATTGCAAGAAAATAGAATGGTTGCTAAAATTAACCAAAGAAATGTTTTCATAAAATTAATTTTTTTTTAATAATAAAATATGTCAAAATAAAACCAAGTTCTACCGCGGCAAAATTGCCTTATATACCTGGTTAAAGGTAGAACTTAGTTTGTTATTGATTTTATATAAAGCATGGCTAAAGAGTGGCTACTGTCGAGCTTAATGGGTATTTCAAGGTTTCAGATTTCCACTCGTTACTACAAACCTTTTTTCACGCCACGCTTCATATACAAGCCGTTGTAGGCAATTGCACTATTCACAATTAGGGTACTTGCAATTGTTGTTTAATGTACAACTTTCTCCAAACCTTTTAACATATTTACAAAAGTGCAACTGTTCGCTTCGCCCTACAACATCAGGTATAGCAAATAATTTTACTATCTCTTGTGCAAAAGCATCGTCAAAATCAATCCTCTCTTCAAATGTTAATTTGCTTATATCTTCTGTTCTGTGTGTCAGAAGTAATTGCTTCAATCTATCTATCTTATCCATAATTAATTTCCGTGTTTTAAATCCGTAAAATTACATTGCCATACCTGTAGCCGTTAGTACAATATTTTCCACATTCAACTTCCCACTTTCCATTAGGGTTTTTAACAAACTCTTCTAAAAATGTCTGTGAAACTTGTGGTATACATGTTCTTAAAGAAGGTGTTTTACAGCTCAGTTTATGTTCGCCATCTTCCATCCCACACATACTACATTTAGTTAGTTTAGGGTCAGTAGTTGCTATAATTTTTCTTTGATTTTCCCACTCATTAATTTTTGGTGCCAATCCAGCTTTATAAATATAATTACTTACAACATCAATACACCAATCACCTTCCTTAATAGGTTCTACATCTTGAGAAATTGTGATGTATATATGTTGATTCTGTACTATATCTTGATAAGGATATTTTACTGTTTTAGGCGTGTAAATAAATTTACCATCTGATAAATTAATAGCAATATTACTTGCATCTTCTGTTGGCAGCATTACTTCATGTATTGGTTGTTTCATGGTGTTTCATTTAAAATTTAAAAATCCTCTGTCATTATAAAACCCTTATCGTTTTCATAATCCACATAAAATGTTTTAAAATAAAGGGGTTATTGCTTTTTCTAATCTAGTTTTAGGGGGAAATAGTTCTTCTCCAGTTTGCAGATTAAAAAATTTGAATTCTTTATCTATAAGTTGATATTTACTTTTTATTAAAAAATTAAACATAAAATCATCTTCTAGATTATATATTTCATGAATATCACACCAACTAACCCCTCCATTTTCTGCATCTACAGATATTATATTATCAAATAAATTTAAATTTAATTCAACTTGTGATACTTCTACTTGCAAATAAGCTAAGAATAATAAACCTTTATAAGGCATATTAAATAATAATTCTTTAGGTTTAAATTTTTTTACTTCTTCTATTATTGAAGAGTTAATATATATATGGTGTTTTTCCCTGTTTGTCTCCATTTTAAAAAAGTGGTTTAATTTTTTGTAATTTAGCAGGAGGTTCTCTTTCTATAGATATATAATCAAAGAAAATCCAAAACTTGTCATAAATTAATATATATGCTAAAAAATCAAAAGGTAATTCTCTTATTAAAGATTCTCTAATATATATATCTATCTTTGCCCAATCTAATCCGCCTTCCTCTTGTAATAAAGCTATATTTTTGTCTAGTAATTCCAAATTAACATTATTAGTTTGTTTTTTTTGGAAAAAAGCTAAAAACATTATTATATCTCTAGGATAATCAGTTAAAGCTTTTTCAGGTCTAAATTTTATCACTTCTTCCCATATACTAGACGGTATTATTATTTTGCATTTCTCCATGAATTTATTAATTTAGTTATGTGAAAAAAAAGCAGGAATTACCCTGCTTAATAAATCAAAATTTTATATCGTCATAACCCAAAACCACAGCTTTTTTGTAAACATCTAAACAACTTCCATCATTATCATCCAAAGAAGTATAAATTATAGTATCTTTCCAATAAGAAGAGGATATGTTTTTAAAGAAGTGACTTTTTGTATTATCTTTATTGTCTTTATACAAATATTGGGAAGTATGTACAAAAACTGTATCATCTATTTGATACAAAATAGGATAATCTTCGTAAATTATATCTTTTTTACCATCCGGGTATTCAACAATATAAGAGAACTTGTCATCAAGTAGTTTTCCAGATTTAGAACCGCAAGATGTAGCAATTAACATTATTGTTGTAAATAGACATAAGATAAGTGATAAATAGTTTTTCATAGCTTTATATTTTAATTATTAATTAATGTTAAGATAAAAGGGTGTATAAACACCCTAATATCCTACTATAAAACCCGAACCAGCAAATTTTTAATTCTCTTATCCTCTCTACTTAAGGTAGTTTCATCTCTTTTTGCAAGATTATTATAAAGATCTTTTTTCAAAGTCTTTAATTTATCTTTACTTCTTAAAGCTGAGGAGTGTGCATTTCTGCATTTTGTACTGCAAAACTTTTTATCTGGCCTTGAGTCACCTAATGAGTTGTTGCAATTTTTAAGCATACATTGTGTTCTTTTCCTTCCCATAGTTATTATATTTTGGTTTATGTTAAAATAGAAGGGCGTAAGCCCCTCTACCCCACTAAATCAATAACATATAATACACTATGTTAAAATAAAACAGTATTTCTACTGTTTATTTATTAATTGTACTTTAGTAATTTTAAAATTACATATAGTTTCACCTGCTTCGTCCTCTACATAATTTTCAATATCATCTTGATTAATACCGCTACCTTTCCAGAAACAAGAACCCTTAAGTTTTTGTCCGGATTTCTTTTTTTTAAGTGAAAAATGTATTTTATACAATTTTTTTGGACCAAATAACCAGTCTAGCATAATTATTTATTTTAAATTAAGTAATAAAGACCCCCAAAGTATAAGATGATAAGTTATTATAATTACTAAAGATAGCCAAAGAATACTAATTATAATTATAGACCCTCTAGGGTCTTCCGTATCTTTAGCAAATACTCTGACTATCCAATTGTGTAAATGAGTTATTCCTATTAAGAAAATAACTAATACTACTACTGTAAATGTTACCATAATTTATAATTTTGATTTATGTTAAAATAAAAGGGTATTTCTACCCTTTATATTACACCTTCGAGGGCCCATTTCAAACAATAAATATAGTTTTTCATTTCAGTTAAAAAATTAATTTAATCATTTAAACCTCTTAGATGTATATCTTTAAATACTTATTATGATACATCATCAAATAATTTTGGTTTATTCTTCATTTTACAAGATTTATGTTAAAATGCAAGGGCAACCATCTCTTGGGCCACCCTAGCACTTGATTTTTTATTTAAAACAGCTAATGATATGTATACGCTCTCCTGCGTACGTTGGATAATTGAAACTAAAAAAGGTTTCTTGCAAAAAACCAATTTAATTACAATAATCTGATTATTTTATATATCAGCTGCGTGTAAAGCCATTTTTTTTAAGCAATACACCACTGGTAGAGCAATACCAGCTTACCTGTTTCCTTCCTTTTGCTCTGAAGTTATCAGGTTCTATAATATTAAGATAATTGTCTGGAGATACTAAAATTCACAGTTTCCTTCGCTTTCTTTGGGCAATAGTTAGCCCATCACAGCAAACTCCAACATGATTATTCTTTCTCTTCTTCACAATACTTATGTTAAAATAGTAAGGCCTAAACCTTACTAAATTTAATTATGGTGCGTAACAGTCATCATCATTAAAATCATACAAAGCTGCACTTATAGGTATAACCTTTAATACTTTCCAAGAAGTATGCCACACACCATCAGTTTCTTTTGATGATTTCACTGCCATTATAAGCAGTGTTGTGGATCTTAATAAATACATAGAACCGTCTAATTGATCTATTACTTCAAAAGATAAAAGTATGGGCCCTCTGCGAGTGCTTATGTTTATCATAAAAGGTCCTTTTTCATGTGTAATTGCTGGCATAGTTGTAATATTTAATTAATGTTAAGCTAAAAGGGTTATTACCCTCTAGCTTGTACTTTATACATTTTCAATTGCTATGATATCTTCAACATCGCACATTATACCTTGAGAATATAATATCCTCTTAGTTCCTTTACCTTTAAAATCACGATACACAAATCTTAGTGGTAGATCCACCTCTTTTGTAGTAATTACACGTTCACCATTTAAAGTGGTAGGATTATCTCCGTTAAAACTCAATTCGTAGTAAATTACAGTTACTTTCATTTTAATTAATTTTAGTGTTAAAATCAAAAGGCTTAGCTGCCCTTTGAATATTTTATTATTCTCCTCTTATTGGAGATTCATTTAATCTTTTTAAGTGTTCACTATATTCTTTTATAGCCCACGCTTTAATATCTTTACAGTTATTAAACTTCTCAGGCAAACCTATTATAGGTTTTGACTTTCCTTCTTCCCTTAAATTGTCATAGAAAGTTTTTATTCTTTCCCCAATAAGACTCATTCTTAGGTAGAATTCGACTAATTCTTCTTCTCTTTCAAAGGTTATTTCTAATGTAACAGGCTTGAATTTGGATTCTTTTGCGTTAATTCCGTTAATTTTCATAATGTATTAATTTTAGTGAATATGATGCTTGCAGACGCAAGCTTGTATAAATCGTATATATAAATCGACAAAAGTATTTGTGAGTAGTGTAAAATATTGTATATATGGGTGTGAGATTGCTCTAAAATATACATACATTACTACACACATTACTAATGTTAAGATAAAAGAGCTGTAGAGCCCTAATATCCAACATAAATAACGTATAAATACACACTAAATAAAAGAAATAAACCAATAATCTCAGAGTCGAAGTGCCCGTAGGATCGTATAAATGATTATTTAATGTTAAAATAAAGGGGATTACTCCCCTTTAGTAGTTACTTCTCTGCCTTTTGCACTCTGTCTATACGTGCAAATTCGATTGTCTTGTCGCCTTGTTGAAAACTATCCTCCACAATAGTTACACTTAAATTGGTTGCACCAACTTCAAATCCTGCAAATTGACTTGGCGCAACTTCAGCGATCCCTCCACCATTAAGCTGAATAACAGCCCTCTCACGTACTAGGTTTTTAATACTGCTATTACCTTTAAGTTCGTTTAACTTAGATTGTAACTGCTTAGTATCGTAACTGCAAATCTCGTTTGCTAGTGAATTTGTCCTATTTTCATAAGTAGGACGCAACTTGTAACCTTTTAAGGTACAATCCACTTGCGTTTCACCTTTGCCTTGATATAGGGACTTAGGTAATACAGGAATAGCCTCGTTAAGGTTCAATTCAGTTGTGAATGACTTCGTTAAATAATCCATTTTGTTTTTGTTTATATGTTTGAAAATAATATCTATTTGAGAAACCCAGTTGGGTACCCCAAATTTGCAATTTCAAATAGGGGTTAATTGCTTAGGTGGACACTCCTTACGATATATATCTAAATTTAAAA